AATCATCAACTATGGTTATCGGAATCAGCATCGACCTGCAATTATATTGATTGGGGGGCACATACCCGCCCCAACCTCTCTCGATCCGTCCATCAGGCCCCTGGCATATTTCCGTTGTGGCATCATCAAGAATGGCGCTGTATTCATAAGCCTCAATGAACCCCTTGTATTCCGGCTCGCTAAATAAAGCCTGTCTTGCCTCGTTGAAGGCATATGCCGTGTTTGTCCGGGCTATGTTCGCAAGCCGGGCCGGGACATTGATCGCCCTGCCTGCCGCGTCTATCTTCGGAAGTACCGCTAGCAGGTTGGTATCCGTGTCGAATTCCTTGACCACGGCCTTGAGAGACTTGTCGTACCTGATGCCGTTCTCAAGGACGGTCTGCACGGCATTGAGGGTATTCTGCTCGATGACCCCGGCGATCTTCATGGCACGGCTGGAGAGGAACTTCTCGGCCTTGAGCTTGTCCATGTTCTCTTTGTTGTTGCGCTTGGGCAGTTCTGCCCTTGCCTGTTCATAGGCCGTGTCCAGCGCCGTTGTCAGGTTATTGCGCAAGGTGCGCCTGAGTTCTGACATCAAACCTTTGGGCAGTTGAATGTCTGCTATCTCGGAAGGGTTGACATTGCTGAGGCTTCGGTCGCCCACAGTCCGGGTGATTATTGTTTCGAGGTGCAGTCTGACCTTGCCCATGATGGCCGCCATTTCGTCAGCAAGCGCCCCGTCCTGTCGGTCAAGGTCATTCTCTATTTGGGTGAAGTTGATGCGCTTGAGCCAGGGCCTGTCAGCAAATGCCTTGAGGATGTTCTGCTTCTTATCCTCCGGCTTGCCGTCTATCCAGTCGCTGTTGTCAGGTTCAGCCGGGAAGTATTCTTCATCAATAGGGGATGAATCTCTCGGATGCTCAGGATATTCAGTTACGTCGCTTATTGTTACGATATCATCATCACCAGGTATAGGTTCCAATAAACCAAGGGATCTTCTGATCTCGCTTTTTCTTAATACACCAGCCTTGAGGTGATATTCAAATATCTGTCCTTTACTTGCTCCCTCTGCCTTCTCAGGGAATCCAAGCATCCTTCTTATATGGGACTCATCTGTATCACCCGCCGTCACAGATCCTTGGCTTACCATAGTTGACCATAGCGTAGCGATTGCCCTTTTCTGCTCGTGTGATATTTCCTCGAACTTGAACAAAGGATAATCCTCTGTGCCAAAGTTCCACATGGCAAGCTCACGGAATAACTGCTCGTTGAGTGTTTCAGCAAGACAGTTCGCTATCTGTTCCAAAATCCAAAAGAAAGCCTCAACTTGTGTTTGTGCTTGAGCATAGCTCCCGGTTGTCCCCTGCTCTGTGATTCCAAGCAGGTTGGGGACAAGCACGCTCTTGGATATTGCTTTATCATGCTGTGCAATAGCCTTCTCAAAGGCGTCTGTGCTTAATGGCATGATAGTCTTAAGTTCTACCGCTTTCGGGAGGTTCGCGCTTGTTTTTGCTGTGATGTTTGACAATAGATTTTGAAGGTTTGTCTTCTCAGTTGGTGACAATGCGCCGTCAACCTGTGCCCATACGAACCCGCCCGCGTGACGCTCAAGGTGTATATTCTGGAACTTGATTGCTATATCCTTACTCCACCAAGGGCGATAGGCGCTTCTCAGGTCAGATAATCCAAATATGCGGTCAACGTCAGGCTGGTAAACGAAATGGATTACCTTGTTCATCGGTAATTCAACATCACGACCACCCAGACATTGCTTGACATTGATTAAATTTCCATGTCCGTCTGTTATCATACCACCATTGAACGTTTCAAACGGCCTAAGCTTAATATCTTTAATGCCCCAATATGGTTTGTCTTCCCATTTAATAGGGGAATATATTTTCTCACAGATTGAGAATCCGTTTTGCATGGCACTCAGTATCTCAATCAGTTTATCACTAAAGTTACCCTTTATCTGCTTAATGGCCTGCTCATAAAATGCAGCCTGTCGAACATGGCTTTCCTTTTCATTGCCGTTTTCGTCTGTCTGAACATCAAAATAGTAGTCCCGGCTGATAACTGCATACTGTTTAAACCGCATGACGGCCTTTACTTGGTCGTCGGTCATCATTCGTTGATAAACCTTATACCCCTTGCTGCCCATCAAAGCATCAGGATTATAGCGCGGGAAATCCTTGCTGCCGTATAGAATGGAATCACTGTAACCGATTTCATTCATGTTGGGAGCCGGTGCTTGCTCTTCCTTTACCTCGGGCAAGGGTGCTGCATAATATTTTTCCCTGATCTTTGACATGAAACTCATTACCAAGCTCCTTCGGATGCTATGCTGTCCGCACCCTGTATATTGTCTGTACCAATGTTGCTCTTTCTTAAATACTCAAGGCACTCGGTCATGACGTCTACCTGATCGTCATGGTCCCCGCGGGGAAACTCCATGCACTCTGCCAGGAAATCAGCAAGCCACGGTTGTCCTTCTCTGATATAGACCTTGCCTGCATCAATCACAGGGCTTACAGCGATAAGCCTGGTTACCTTGTCCCTGTCCCCCGGGTTGATTGCAATAATGGGAATTGTAGTATTTTTAAGGTCTTGTATGAGGGATTGCCCTGACGCTTTGTCTTCTATCAATACTCCGCTTGCCCCGCTGGACGCGTATAATGACTTTGCTGATTCCTTGAGTATCGGATATGCTACCCTTTTGTGCCACAAGTCCCACAGGACGTATCCGAACTCACACAGCAACCAAGTCTGGCACACAGAGTAATCGTTTAAGGTGCCTTCCTTAAACGCAGTATCCCATCCCTGGATTGTCATTATGGTAAACGGTTTCTCGGATATATACTTAAATTTATCAATAGGTATGAGCCCGCCTGTCTGTGGTGTGGGTTGCTGCTGTAACTGTGCCGCTGCTCCATACGTCCCGAGGCGTTCTTTCATCTCGTCTAATTCTTTCTGAGGGAACTTATCAGGCCATAATAACTCTTTATCTTCGTTGCGCGGATCTTCCCAACCGAGAACCGTTACACACTTCTTTGATGGTTCATATTCTGCGGGAAGGTTTAAATGCTCCCACCCTGATTCATTCTTAAGGATATGTCCTATCAGGTCGTTGTGGTGTGTCCTCTGTCCTACAATTACAAATGAGCCCGTTATGGCATTATTGAGCCTTGTGGACATGGAGCCCTTCCACCAATCAATTGCACCTTCGCGCTTAATGTCACTTTCGACGCTGATTACATTATGGGGATCGTCTATCAATACATAGTCACCGCCTTCACCTGTTGTTGAACCGCCAACAGATGTTATAAGCCGGTGACCCATGTGGTTATTTTCATATTTGGTCTTTGCGTTCTGATCATATGCAAGATTGAACTTATCACCCCACATTTGCTGATATAGTGGGCTCTCAATAATGCGCCTTGACTTAACCGCGTCCCTGGTTGCAAGACTCAGGGCATAAGACGATGTAAGGAACTGCTTTTCAGGTTGCTTTGTCCACGCCCACGCGGGCCATGCAACAGACACAGTGATTGATTTCATATGCCTGGGCGGCATAGTTATAATAAGTCTTGTTATCTCTCCGCTTGTAACCGCTTCAAGGTGTTCACAGATGGCATGTATGTGCCAGCCATCGACATATGGCGCCGGGTCAATGTACTTCCAGAAATATCTTATAAAGAATGCGAGGTCTTTCTCGTTGAGTGCCTTGTCAATCAGAAAGATATCTGATTCTTTAAGGCTTGGGATATAATTTTGAGTGTATGCGTTTGAGGGCTGTAAGTTCATCTTTACTTAGGTTTGAGTAATCAGCGGAGTCATGAGTCGTTACCTCGATGCTCCCGGATTGCTCCGTCTTTTGAATCTCATGTATATTATGGTTGCAGGCTAAAGCCAGCTTTACAATCGTTGCATTCCCCTTGCCGGACAGTCCCATTTTCCATAATGCAGACTGCTGTTTTTCAAGCATTCTCTTAAAAGACTCGCAGAATTTCAAGGATACAGCCTTTAATCTTGCAGGGTCTGTTAGGCTGACAGGTTGATTGTAAGCAAACTCACACCACATAGGATATTGTGTTTTAGTGGTGTATTCCTCCAATAATAGCAAGACCATCGGCAAACTCTTCAGTATTCTTAGAGGGTCCTTTTGGTCCCGTCTTGAGTTTGTCTTCAGGTCTTTTCTTTGGAGTCGCCATCTTATCTTACACCGTGTGATATTTAAGGTTGTTGATCTTGAGGATATATTCTTTCGTAATATGCCCCGTGGTGTTATAAACGAAGTCTATAGTAACAAAGCGATATTCAAAAGCCCTCTCTATATTGATTATCCGGGTTTCGGTTTCCGTCAAAGCATAGCTGACCGGATTGGCAGTTTTGCCAAGGTCAGTGCTTGCCTTGATTACCGTGTCCGAGAAGTAGTCATCAATCTTGATATATATATTATCTATGGCGGAAGGAAGGATTGCCGCCCCTGCTGAGTCTGCACCTAAAACTGCCAGGGTTGGCGTTGAGCCTTCATCAATCTCTAAATCGTAATTTAATCGTTCATTCTTTGCCATGGTAATACCTTATGTTGTTACAGTTATAGAGTGCTTTGCGCCTGAAATGGTTAAGGCTGGCTTTGTCCCACTGATTACAATACTGCATGTCTCATCAAGATAAGCGTTCTGCATGCCCCACCCGGGCCAGTAACGCCCCGGCATGTAATCAAGCACCCATTCCTGGTTGAAGTAACCAGATGCCATTAAGCCCCACCGACCAGCGTTACCGCCGACCTGTTGCCGTCACTATTGACCGTTGCAATCACCCTGGCAGAACTTACCGCCGTATTAAAGAAAGCGATTGTTGATGTATTGCCGCCCGAAGATACACCGAATAGAACAGCGTCCCCGATTCTTATGGAATCGACGAAAGGCCTTGTGCCCTCAATCACATAATTAAATACCGCCGATGCCACCGAAGTCGGTGTTGCCGCCGTTGCTTCAAATGAGCTCACTTTTGTGCTGAGGTCTGCGATATGCGCTGAAGTCGGAAGAGTGCCAATCATAGTCATCACTGCTTCAGATGATGGCCTGGTTAATATAAGAGTGTTTAGTGTCTCGGAATTAGGAAGGGTTGCTATCCTGGCAGTTAATTGCGCACTTGTCGGAAGCGTAAGAATATGACCGTTTAAAGCTTCACTTGTGGGCAAAGTTATAACATGCGCGTTAAGTGTCTGGCTATTTGGGAATGTCAATAGTCTTGCATCTACCGATGATACCTGAATACCAGTTGCAAAGGGAACAGCCCCGTATTTACCATTATAATAATCGGAGGTGACAAGCAGGATGTCCTCAAAGAAAGGCAGACATTTGCTGTCATCCTGAATACTTATCCTCAGAGGTCCGACGGTATCGCACTGGGAGTTTGTCAACATGATAAGATAATGCCCGTCGGCTGAGGTGATTGCAGTCCAGCTGTTTGCTGATATTGAAACGGGAGCCGTTGCTCCGAACTTTATAATTGCTTTCTCGTCGGCACCTGTTAATGCAAGATCAGTTACCGGGGTTATTCCATTTGAGTTTGACAGAAACGGCCCCAATGCAAATGTCAATTCGTTAAGCGCTTTGAATTCTCTCATGGCTGGCTCCTTATGTTTTTCTTTATGACCACTCACCCCACACAATATCGTCAACATATTTACTCTGGCAAATGTGATCGAAATAGACAAGACTAGCTGATTCCGTCCATCGCTCTAAATAAATAGTATTAACAGCCGATGAAACATTTGTTGCATTGGAATTATTGGCAAGTGTTTGCGGCACGCCATTTACCCAAATTTTATGTGCAGACGTGCTTATTAACGCTAATTCCATATAGTACCATGTATCACTAAGCGCCGGCGCCATATTCCCCCATGTATTTCCGCTATTATTATGCAGTTCCTGGGAATATGAGTCCGATAAGGAGATACCCGTTATTACATTTCCCCCTTCCACGAGATAAAACTGGCAGGGGTATGACATCGTTATATCAGCAGACCTTAGTGCAACACCTACTTTTATTTTATATCCGTCTGTGGCGGTTATGGCATGAAAGATGTTCACATGGAGAGCTCCTGATATAGATACCGCCTTAGTCCCGTCGAAAGCAACTGCACTCTCTACATCGAAAGCCGCATTGCCCTCCCAACCGTCCTGGCCATTTAGGTCTCCATTTGTCAAATCATCAAAAGTTTTAAATAATTGATACGTGTCAGAACCGCTTGATTCGCTTGCCGTTACGGAATTATTGCCATATTTCATAATAAACGCCGTATCAGTTGTTCCGATAGAATCTGTCTTAATTGCAAATCTTGCCGAACTGCTTGTATAATCCGGCCAGATATAATATGATAACTTATCCCCGTCTGAATTATAGAATCTTATGTCTGTATAATCCTCACGGCAATCAGT